GTCGGGATTCTGCGGAAATGACTGTGGCAAAAAAACCACGGTAGGAAAAAGGCGTTGAAAATCGCGAAGGGACGGGCGCGGGTGCTGCGGCGAGGCGAGCGAAGCTCGAGGCGGTTTCATCTCGCGCGCGTGGAGTCGGCTGTCGATGCGATCGGCGAGCTCCGGCGCGGTGACGATCTGACGATCATCACCTACGGGCAGTTTTCGATGATCGATGTGCTCGTCGCGATTCTGCGGCAGACCGGGCCGGCCGACGTGACGGTGGCGAGCTGGACGGCGGGCGACTATGACCTGGAGCGGTGCGCGTACCTGATAGAGGAAGGGTCCGTACGGAGCCTGCGGTTCCTGCTCGACCGCTCGCTGGAGTCGCGCCGCAAAGAGCTCTACCGGAGGCATCTCGAGAGCGTCTTCGGTGCCGACGGAATCAGGGGAGTCCGCAACCACTCCAAGATGCTGCTCGTGAGGTCCGAGACGCATGATGTGGTTGCCCGCGGCTCCATGAACCTGAACACGAATCCGAACATCGAAAACCTCGACATCTCGGAGGACGGGGAGCTTGCCCAGTTCCTCCAGGACATCTTCGACAGCATCTGGGAGGAGGTCGGCGCCGAGGAGCGCCCCACGGTGATCCCGCCGATGGGGCGCCTCCCTGATCAGATCGAGGTCAAGGAGGTGAGATCAGATGTCATCAGAAGAGAGCGCGTCGGGGAATGCCGGAGCACCCACGTTGTCCGAAGAGCTCCTGGACGAGATTTGTGAGCAATGCCACCCGTCGACGCCCATGGCGATGGTCGAGGCGATCGTGATCCAGATCCAGCTTGCGCGGGAGGCGAGGGCTCGAATCGACGAGGAAGGGATCGTCGTGCGGGACATGCGGGGCGTGGTGCTGGCGCACCGGGCCATCGCGATCGAGGCGGCAGCGATCAAGCTCTACACGGACCTGCTGCACCGGGCGAAGCGATGAAGCCGAAGCGGAGGCGGAAGGCGAGGCCGGGGCCGGAGGCGAAGACGGAGGGCCAGCGGGAGCTCGTCGAGCTCGGCGGGACCGAGGCCGAGATCGCGGCGAAGCTCGGTTGTGGGGCTGCCGTGGTAGGGCACTGGCGGCGGGGCCGGCGCGTCCCCGGCGAGGCCCATCGCCACAAGCTCGAGCTGCTCTTCGGCATTCCCCGGCGGGCGTGGGACGTCGCGCCGGGCGCGCCGCTGCCGTCCGTGGCGCCCGAGAGCGCGGCCGGGTCGGACGGCGACACGCTCGAGATCACGAAGCGCCAGATCGACAGCATCCTGGCGGCGCTGAAGGACGAGGCCCTTACGGACGGGGCGGCGGCGAAGCTCCGCGACACGCTGGCGAAGCTCCTCGCCCTTCGGGCTCGCCTCGAGCGCGACCAGGAGATGGCCGAGGACCGGGCGGTGCGGGAGCATCCGGCCTGGGCCGCCCTCAAGGCCGCGATCCTCCGGGCGCTCGAGCCCTACCCCGAGGCGGCGGCGGCCGTGGCCGAGGCGCTCGAATGACCCTTGCCCTGGAGAAGCGCCGGCGGCATCGGGTGCCGTCGGACCGCAAGACGTTCGCGGAGGACCTGCGGGAGGCACTCCTGGTGCTCGTGCGGGCGGCGACGATGCTGTCGTGGCCATCGCCGCGGTACGCCACCGACCCTGTGGGCTTCTGCCGGGAGATCCTCGGGTACGACCCATGGGAGCGCCAGGCCGAGGTCATGCGCGCCGTGGTCGAGCATGCCCTCGTGAGTGTCAAGAGTGGCCACCGCGTCGGCAAGAGCTGGCTGGCCGGCTCGCTGGCGCTGTGGTTCTACTGCTCCTTCCCTGACGCCCGGGTCATCTGCACCGCTCCGACGGCGGCGAACGTGCAGGGCGTGGTGTGGCGCGCGGTGCGGCAACTCCACGCACGGTCGGGGCGATGCCTTGCCTGCACTCTCGAGGACCCCTCCGGACCGCGCCCGTGCCCGCACGGGACCGTGATCGACGGGCGCCCGGCGGAGCGCGCGGGGACCGGGCTGCTCTCGGGCGACTTCCGCGAGGTGAAGGGGTACACGGTCCGCGACGTCGAGGCAATCACCGGGACCGCCGGAGCCGCCTTGTTCTTCATCATGGACGAGGCGAGCGGCGTCGCCGATGCGATCTATGAGGGCCTCGAGGGCAACCGGGCGGGCTGGACCGAGGAGGCCGGTGTGATGGTCCGCATGTTGCTGATCGGCAACCCGACGCGGACCGTGGGGGAGTTCTACGACTCGCACGAGCACCCCCGGAAGAAGGAGGTCTATCACCGGATCACGATCTCGAGCCGAGAGACGCCGAACGCGGTCGAGCGCCGCAACGTGATCCCCGGACTCGCGACGCACTACTGGGTGGAGCAGATGGTCGCGAAGTACGGCGAGGATTCGGCCTTCGTGAAGGTACGCGTCGACGGCGAGTTCCCGATCGGCGAGGACGGCAAGGCGTTCTCGATCGCGCTCATCACCGAGGCCGAGGAGCGGTGGCCCGAGAGCGAGGCGGTCGGCATCCTCCAGATCGGCCTCGACCCCGCGGGCGAGAGCGGGACCGGCGACGACACGGCCATGGTGGCGCGCCGCGGCGACAAGATCGTGGCGTTGCGTCGGCACCGGGGGCTGACCGAGGAGGGGCACGGCGTCCAGCTACTCGGGCTGATCGAGGAGCTGCGCGAGCACCCTCGGGAGCGGGCCCTCGTGGTGATCGACTCCGAGGGCAAGATCGGCTGGGACACGTACACCTACCTCCGCGGCCTGTCATCGCGGGCCGGGGCGACGTTCGAGCTCCACCGGGTGCGGGCGAGCGACAAGGCGATCCGCGAGCCGATGACCTTCGACCGGGTGCGCGACGAGCTCGCCCACAACCTCTGGTCGTGGCTCAAGGAGGGCGGGGCGCTCCTCGAGGACGAGCAGCTCGAGACGGAGCTCCACGCCTTGGAGTGGGAGCGGGGCACGGCGGGCCGCTCGAAGGTGACGCCGAAGAAGCAGCTCCGGAAGCTGCTCGGGCGCTCGCCGGACAGCTACGACGCCCTGGCGCTGGCGGTGTGGCCGGTGCTCAGCGAGGCGGCGACCACGGAGGCCGAGGAGGAGGACGAGGACGACGAAGGGTTCGGCCTGGATCTGGACCCCTACGCCGACGACGGGATCGATCCCTACGGGTAGCCGATGACCGAGGGCCGCCGGCTGCTGCTCCTCGCGCGTGCGCGCACGACGATACGTCACATGGCCCGTCGCTGCCGGGTGACTCCGAGCGCCGTCTATCACTGGTGTTCCGGACGGAATCGACCTGGCCCCCGGGCCCGCGAAACCCTTCGTCTTTGCTACGCAATACCGCCGGATAGCTGGGATTTGCTACAAGGCTAAGCCTCATGTAGGCGCCGAATCATAGGATTTTCCGAACCGAATCGCCGACGATAGAGGCGTGAGCTTCGGAGACTCCGTCCGAGAGACGCTCCTCCACCTCGCCGGCTGGTTCGGCTACGACCCTTCCCCCTACGCTGGCGCCTACCTCGACCTCGACTCCGAGGAGGCCGAGGAGGCCCGCTCGCGCTTCGGCGGGCAGATACAGCTCCCGCCCGTCACCCGGACCCGCTGGTACCAGAAGGACGTCGAGACCGCCGAGTATGCGGCGAACAGCGGGTCCATGATGCTGGCCGCGCAGCTCATGGCCTACGCGTGGCGGGACGGCGTGCTCTCCGGCGTGATGTCGACGCGCACCGATGGGCTGGTGCGGCTCCCCAAGACGTTCCGCGGCCCCTCGGACATCCTCGAGGACCTCCGCTCCTCCGACCTCTCGAGCCGGCCGGTCTTCGACGAGATGTTCCCGCCCGGGGAGCTCGCCCTGCTCGCTCGCGACGGCATCGGCCTCGGGGTTGGCGTCGGGGAGCTCCGCTGGGTCGAGGCGCGGAGCTACCCCGTCTTCGTGCGGCTCGATCCTCAGTACCTCATCTACCGCTGGCAGGAGGACCGCTGGTGGTATCAGAGCGTGATCGGCTTGCTCCCGATCACCCCCGGAGACGGGCGCTGGGTGCTCCACACCCCCGGCGGGCGACAGACGCCGTGGCAGGCGGGCCTGTGGCGGTGCCTGGCCCGGGCCGCGATCCGGAAGGACCACGCGGCGCTGGGTCGCGACAACTGGGAGAGGAAACTGGCGAACCCGGCCCGCGTCGCCATCGCACCCCAGGGCGCCGCCGAGCCGCACCGGCAGTCGTGGTTCCGCAAGGTGATGGCCTGGGGCATGAACACCGTTTTCGGCCTGACCCCCGGCTACGACGTCAAGCTCCTCGAGAGCAACGGCCGCGGCGCCGATTCCTTCACGGAGACGATCAAGGCCCAGAACGAGGAGATGATCATCGCCGTCGCCGGCCAGACGGTGACGACCGAGGGCGGGATCGGCTTCGCGAACGCGGACGTTCACAAGTCGATCCGCGCCGACCTCATCCAGGCCACCGCGCAGGGTCTCGCCTACACGGTCAACACGCAGGGTATCCCGGCCTACGTCGCCGCGGTCTTCGGTGAGGACCGGCTCGGCGAGTGCCCGGTCGTCGCCTGGGACACGACACCCCCCAAGGACCTGACCGCGACGGCGACGGCCCTGTCGATGGCGGGCCAGGCGATCGTCTCGGTCCGCGAGGCGCTGGCGGCCGACGGCTTCGAGTTGGATACGCGGGCGATGTGCTCTCAGTACGGGATCCCGATCCGTGAGCCCGCGGGCGACGAGGGGGAGCGGGCGGACGAGGACAAGCCGAGCATCCGGCTCGTGGGGGAAGCGTCGTGACGATGCGTCGCTACGAGCCACGCAATCCTCTCCAGGCGGTCGACCCGCAAGCGTTTCTCATGCTTTTCGCCGCGACCGAGGCCCCGGAGAACGTCGCCGACGAGGTGGCCACGGTCGTTACGATCCGTGGCCCGCTGTCTCAGCACGACGACTGGTGGGAGGACTCCTACGAGGCGATCCGCCGGCGCGTCGAGGATGCCTGCCAGCAGACAGCGCCGGTGGTAGTCCTCTCGATCGATTCGCCCGGCGGCGACGTGGCGGGCCTCTTCGACACGGCACGCGCCATCCGCGCGGCTTGCGATCGCGCGGGCAAGCGGCTGATGGCGCACATCGAGGGGGACGGATGCTCTGCGGGCTACGCCCTGGCGGCCGCGGCGGAGCACATCTCCGCGTCTCGGACCGCGAAGGTCGGCTCGATCGGGGTCATCGCCGCGAGGGTTGACGAGAGCCGCGCTCTTGAGGAGGCCGGGATCAAGGTGTCGCTCATCACGAGCGGCGCACGCAAGGGCGACGGCTGGCCGGTTCAGCCGATGACCAGGGACGAGCTCGCGGCGTTTCAGGCTGACATTGACGGCCTGGCCGCCGAATTCTTCGAGTTCGTCTCGGTCCGGCGCGGCATCTCGACAGAGGAAATCGCGGCCATGCAGGCCGCTTCGTTCCGCGGCTCAGCCGCAGTCAAGGCCAGGCTCGTCGACGGGGTCGGCAGCTTCGATCACCTGCTCGCGTCACTCGGCGCGGGGCCACACGAGGAAACGATGGATAAGAAAGAAGAAGCTCGGAAGGCACTCCAGGCCCTCGCCGAGGACGAGGAGTGCAGCGAGGAGGAGCGCGAGAGCGCTCGCAGGGCTCTCGCCGCGCTGGACGGCGACGAGGAGGAGTCGGCCGAGGACGAGGAGAAGCCGGCCGACGAGGAGTCCGCCGAGGACGAGCCCGCCGAGGAGGAGGCCGAGGGCGAGGAGGACGACGAGGAGGCCAAGGCCGCCGCGACGCCCGGGACCGTCAGCGCCTCGACCGCCGGCGCCCTCGCGGCCCACGGGGCGAGCGTCGAGAAGCGCCTGATGGCGCTCGAGCGGCGGCACGAGGCCGAGGAGCGCGACAGGCTGATCGCGGCCCACGGCGGGGTGCCGAAGGGCATGGCGAAGCTGCTCGCGAGCAAGCCCCTCTCCGAGGTCAAGGCGATCCTCGCCGAGCTGCCCAAGCCGAAGCGCCCGAAGCTCGGCGATGCGGCGGCGACGGCCACGGTGGGCGGGACCCGCGGTGCCGGGGAGGACCGGCCCTCGCGGCTCCCGCCCGACGAGGCTCGGGCGATGAAGCGCGCGATGGGCCTCGAGAAGCCGGCCACCGGCGTCGTGACCCGCGGCAACGTCCAGATCATCGGCTGTTCGATGGATGAGGAGGTGCGCTGATGCGTGTCCGAAGGAAGAGCTTCAAGACGATCCGCGTGGTTCTCTACACGGGAGAGACCGCGATCAAGGGAAACCTCGCCGCGATCGACACGGCCGATGGGCTCGCACGCGACGGCGACTCGGCCTCGACGACGCTGCTCCCGATCGGGAGGTTCGCCGAGGATCTCGCCCTGGGAGACAGCTCGGCGACCGTGCTGATCGACCTCTTCGAGGAGGTGTGGGCGCACGGGTTCCTGAACGACGACAGCCCGAACGACATCGACTCCGGGGACCTCTGGTCGGAGGTCTACATCAAGGACGCGATGACGGTCTCGACCTCGTCGGGCAGCTCGACCCGCTCGAAGGCGGGCCGCGTCATCGCGATCGAGGGAGACTACGTCTACGTCCAGGCGGGCGTCGCGGTGACGGGCCCGTCGGGCCTCGGCTCCGACTTCTCGGCCGGCGTCGCCGACAAGGCGGCACTCTCGGCCATCGCAGCGGTGAACCGCTACGAGGGCATGATCGTCACCCTCCAGTCCGACGGCTCGATCTGGCGCTTCGACTCCGACGGCACGGCCACCGAGGACGAGGGGCAGGAGCTCATCGTGGAGCCCGACGCCGGGGACGGCCAGTGGGTCGCGGCCGACAAGTACAAGGTGGTGAAGCTCCCGATCGACTACTCGATGTCGGACGGCGACGCGATCCTCACCGTCCCGGCGGGGTTCGTGCTGCGGCTCGTCGGCCAGCCCTTCTGGGAGGTGACGACGGGCTTTACCGGCGGCTCGAGCTCGGCCATCGGCGTCTCGACGTCGCTGACGGGCTACGAGGCGGGAGGCGACGTCCTCGGCGGCGCCTCGGGCGACGTGGCGGCGACCCTCGTCGCCGGAATCGCCAACGGCACGATCGGCGACGAGCTCGGCGACGAGACGGGCTTCAAGGCGATGCTCTTCGTGGAGGGCGACGAGCTCCAGTTCGACGCCATCACCTCGGCATTCACGGCAGGCGAGGGGTTCGTCTGCGTTCCGTTCGCCATCATGCACCCGGCGGCCTGAGAGGAGATGTAGGAGATGAGCTACCAAGACATGCCGACCTGGCTCCACGAGATGGAGAGCAACATGCGCTCCATCGTCGAGGATGCCTACAGGACCCTGAACGCCCAGACGTGGTGGCGGCGCGTCGCGACCGAGAAGAACTCCATGTCGAAGAAGGAGGTCTTCACCTGGCTGATCTCGACGGCGATGATCCGCAACATGGAGTCGGGCCAGGCGCACTTCGAGGACATGCTCGCCCAGTACACGGAGGTGGAGAACGAGTTCGCGTCGGCCGGGCTGATCCTCAAGAAGGAGCAGCTCGAGGACCTGTTCAACGGGACGCCCGGCGGCGAGGGTCTCCAGCTCGCGGCGCGCTGGGCCCGGGACATCGCGGAACAGATCGCGTACTGGCCCCAGTTCAAGGTGGCGGACGCGATCCTCGACGGCGCCTCGGCCGGACACACGAGCTACGACGGCCTCACCTACTTCAACACGGCGCACTACGTGAACGGGGTGGACAGCGGGGACGGGACCTTCCGGAACCTGCTCAAGCCGACGGGGATGGGGCACGCGACGCGGATCGACGCGGGCGTCACCCTCGACGCCGCCATCGACAACCTGGCTGCGGTCCGGGCCTACATCGCCGGGATCAAGATGCCGAACGGCGTCAACCCGCGGAACCTGCGAATCAAGGCCATCATCCATCCGCCGGCGATGCAGGCGCGCGTGATGCAGCTCTGCTTCGGCACCCTGGTCGCGCAGGACGCGGCGAGCGGCGGAGCCGGCGGGGCGGACGTCAGCCCCATCGTCAAGAGCTGGAACCTGGAGCGCCCGCTGGAGGCGCCCGAGCTCGGGGCGTCCTACACGTCCACGGAGGGCAACGCCGGGTCGGACACCACCTACTACGTCGTGGCCAACGAGAGCGCCGGTGAGGGCGAGCTCGGGGCGCTCGTCTACCAGAACCGCGAGCCCTTCAACATCCTGTACCACGGACCCGAGGCTGCGCCGGAGCTCGCCCGGAAGCGGGAGCTCCAGTACAAGTGCGACGGGCGGAACACGGTCGGCTACGGCCACCCCTACCAGCTCTTCCGCGTGGACGCGGCCGACTGATGAGCGGGTCGAAGCCGAAGGAGGCCGCCCCGAAGTCGAAGGCGGCCTCGACGAAGAAGGCGGCGGCGGCCGAGTCGAAGGCCGCTCCGCCTGACTCGGCGGCGAAGGCAACCCCGGAGGCCGCGGTCCAATCTGGTGCGAAGGAGAAGGCCGTGGAGAAGGCCGACTTCGCCAAGGAGGAGCGATCCCCCGCCCAGAGGAAGGCCGCGGTCGACGGGGTGGAGCTCGCCCGACAACGCCGGCTCGCCCGGGCCGGCGTGGGCGGGGCCCTGTGCGACCTGCTCGGCGTCCCTCTGGACGTCGGGCCTCGGTCGAACCCCTGGCTCCGACCCACCACGATCGGCGATGACATCCTGAGCGAGCTCGGCGCCGTGATCCTCGCATCGGGCATCTCGCCCGAGGCGCTCGAGCGCGCGGCGGCCCGCCTGCGGAAGCGGGGGCCGTCGTGAGCTACCTCACCCTCGCGGAGTACAAGTCCTATTCGGTTCTCCCGTCCGTGGACATCGACGACGTGGAGACGATCCAGGTCGGCTGGATTGACCGGAAGCTGCGGGCGATCTCCTACGGCGTCGATGCTCGCCTCCGCAAGCGCTACGCGGTCCCCTTCTCGGCGCCCTACCCGGATGCGGTCTGCGACTGGGTGGCACGGCTCATGGATGTCGCTCTCCTCCTGAAGCGCGGCGTGGACGCCACCGACGAGCAGTTCGTCTCGATCCTCGAGGACTCGAAGCGGGCCCGGGAGGAGATCAAGGAGGCGGCGGACGCAGAGCAAGGGCTGTTCGACCTGCCGGCCCTCGACACGGCCGACGCCTCGGCCATCTCGAAGGGGGAGCCGCTGGGCTACTCCGAGGCCTCGCCCTACGTGGGCGGGGACGTCCAGGAGGAGCTCGGCCGCGACGAGGACCTCGACGGCTGGGGGTCCGGCGATGGCTGACGGGTACACGGCCATCCAGAGCCTGATCGCTAGGCTCCGGACGCTCGGCGAGTCCCCCGAGGAGATCGCCGCAGACATTGCGCCCGCGCTGCGGGAGGAGCTCGAGGGCAACATCGCGGCATCCCGCGGGCCGGACGGCACGGCGTGGAAGCCCACCCAGGCGGGCAATCCTCCGCTCGCAGGCGCCGCGAAGGGGCTCGACGTGGCGGCCAAAGGGGAGACGGTGACGGCGACTCTGAGCGGCGTCGAGGCCGGTCACCACTACGGCAGGGTACGCGGCGGCGTGGCGAGGCCGATCCTGCCCGGGAGCAAGCTCCCGCCGCAGATCGTGGACCTGGTGACCGGGGTCGCCACGAAGCGATTCCGCCTGATCATGGGTGGCGCCTGATGGCCGACACCCTCGCACTGGAGAAGCTCTTCAACGACGTCGTGGCCCGCTTTGCCGACGAGGGGACCGAGGTGCCCAACGTCTTCGGCTGGCGCGAGCCGGCGCACCGGGGCGGGCAGCAAAACCGGATCGTCTGGGTCCCTGGCGATCCGTCGGGCGCGGCCGGGGCCCTGACCGCTGCCAAGAATCCGGGGCGGAACCCGCGCCCCATCGCGAACCTCGCGGAGCTCTTCACGGTCTACGTCGAGGGGCGCGACTCCTCGGCGCCGGAAGACGAGCTCGCCCAGTACAAGACGGCCCGCCTGCTCTTCGATGCGTGGTGGCGGGCCGTCTACCTGAAACCGCTTGACGGCGAGGCGCGGCAGCTCGTCGTTGTGAAGTCCGCGGCGTGGATGGTCGACCGCGCGACGCGGCGCCATGGCGCCACGCTCCGCGTCGTCTGCTCCGTGGACGCGATGATCCCCGATCTCCCGTACACCGTGGCGGAGGATGTCGAGGCCACCGTCGACGTGCAGCTCGACAGCGACGACAACGAGAGCACCCCGAACACGAGCGAGGACATGGACGTTCCGCCGCTCGAGGAGTCCTGAGAGATGACACAGCCGAGAGTGGATATGACCGAGCTCGACGGCGCGCTGGGCATTCTGCCGCCGACGGAGGGGGCCCTTCCGGCGATCGTCGGGACGTCGACGGACGGCCCGGAGGACACCCCGGCGGCCTACGCCAGGGTCTCGGACGTGGTGGCCGACTTCGGCTTCGGCCCGCTCGTCGAGGCCGCGGCCTACGCGATCACGAAGTTCGGCCGGCCGGTGCTGCTCGTGCGCGCCGGGGCCACGACGGACGGGGAGCTGACGTCGGCCGTGCTGACCGGCTCGGGCACGGCGACTGTGAGCGTGGCCGCGAGTCCCGACCCGGCCGACGACTGCGAGTTTCACATCGAGGTCATCACCGGGGGTGCGCTCGGGACCGCCGGGATCACGTTCAAGTGGTCGATGGACGGCGGGCGGACGCAGAGCGCCGAGATCGCCCTCGGAACCGCGCTGACCTTCGAGTTCCCGGACTCCGGCGCCATCGTGGGGACGGACGTGGAGCTGACCTTCGGCGTGGCCACCGAGACCCTGGTCGCGGGGGACCTCGTGACGTTCCGCTCAACCGCGCCGATGTGGGACGCGACCGACATCGCGTCGGCGATGCTGGCGCTGCGGAAGTGCGCGCAGCTCTGGTCAATCGTCGAGGTGTGCGGCGCGCTCGACGCGACGCTCTTCGCCGCGGTCGAGACGGCGGTCTCGGGAATGCCGGCCTACGGCAAGGATCGGATGTACATCGGGCACGCCAGAATGCCGGACATCGGCGAGAGCGAGGCGACGTACCTCACGGCGCTCGACACCATCTACTCCAGCCTGAGCACCGTCTACGGCGCGGTCTGCGCCGGGAGCGCGAAGATGATCAGCGGCGTCAGCGGGCGCCAGTACCGCCGGCCCCCGAGCTTCTGGGTGGCCCCGGCGCACGCCGTGAAGTCCGAGGAGGTCAACCTGGCGAACGTCAAGGTGGGCCGGATGGACGGCGTGATCATCACCGACGAGAACGGCAACCCCGACGACCACGACGAGAGCACCAACCCCGGGCTCGACGACGCGCGGTTCCTCGTGCTCCGTACCTGGGAGGGGCGGCCCGGCGTGTACATCAACCGGCCGCGGATGCTCTCGACGCCGACGAGCGATTACCAGCTCATCCCGCACCGGCGGGTGATCAACCTGGCAAAGACGGTGGTCCGCGCCTACCTCGAGGAGCGCGTCAACGAGGAGATCCTCGTCAACGCGACCACGGGCTACATCCTCGAGGAAGAGGCCCTCGAGATCGAGGCGGGGGCGAACGCGGCGCTGCGGGGGGCGCTGCTGGCGAAGCCGAAGGCGAGCGGGGCGCGGTTCGTGCTCTCGCGCACCGACAACCTGTTGTCGACGAAGCTGATGAACGGCACGTGCCGGATCGTGCCGATGGCCTATCCGGAGTTCATCGACGTCGAGATCGGATTCGAGAACCCGGCGATCCAGGCCCGCGGGGTCTGAGGGGTAGGAGAGGACCATGGCTGACGAAATCCGAATCAACGGCATCTCCCACTCGTGGGGCTCGGTGAAGCTCAAGATCGCCGGCGAGCGCTACTCGGGCATCTCGTCGATCTCCTACTCGGACAAGCTCGAGACGGCCTTCGGGTACGGCATGGGCAAGGCTCACAAGCCGAGGGCCCAGTCCCGAGGGAAGTACAGCGCCGAGCAGGTGGTCATGAAGGTCCAGACGAGCACCGCGCAGGCGATCCGCGACATGCTGGCGGCCCGCGGCGACGGCACCTCCTACGGGACGGTCACCGTGCCGATCGTCCTCCAGTACCTCGAGCCGGACGACACGCCGATCACGGTGGAGTTCGAGGACTGCCGCCTGGTCGAGGTCGGGAGCAGCGACGAGGAAGGCGCCGACGTGCTCAGCGAGGAGCTCAAGTGGTCGACCTTCGGGATCCTGCGCAACGGCCTGAGTCTCTACCAGGAGTGGTGAGATGAGCGACGTCGAGGACCCGAGGGAGGCGGCGCTGCGGCGCATCCGTGAGGCGCGGGAGAAGAGCGCCGCATTCGAGGAGCAGTCTCGGGAGCGCGAGGAGCTCCGAGAGCTCGAGCGGAAGGCGCGGTTCGAGGAGAACAAGGCGCGGGACCTTCCGCACGTCCAGGCGGCCGAGGAGGAGCACGGTGTGATCCGCGTCGTGAACACCCCGCTCGGCGCGATCGTCGTCAAGAAGCCCCATCACCTGGCGTTCCAGAAATTCACGAGGAAAGCCGCCTCGGCCAAGGGCTTCGACGACATGGACATCTGGCGCCTCGTCAAGCCCTGCATCGTTTACCCCGACGTGGCGAAGGTCGAGGAGATCACCGAGGAGTACCCCGGCGTCCCCGCCCGCCTCGGCAACGCGGTGGTCGAGATGGGCAACGGCGAGGTCGAGGAGGTCGAGGGAAAATAGCGAGCGTCCGGGAGGAGGCGCGGCCGGACGGTGACAGTTACAACGTGCGCCTCGCGGCCGAGCTCCTCCTGGCCGCGCTAGGGACGGCCGAGAGCGAGGACGAGGAGCAGCACGTGAGAGCGGTGGCGGGAGCGATGGAGCTGGCCGAAGGACTGCTCGAGCTGAAGCGCCTTCGCAAGCTCGTCCAAAAGGCTCTCTCGAAGTGACCGATGGCGACGGAGACTGCCAGGTTTGCGCTCGAGCTCGAGGACGGGATCAGCGGCTCGAGCGACTCCGCGCAGGAAGCCCTGAAATCTCTCCAGGCGCAGCTGGACCGCAACACGAGGGCGCTCGTCGAGATGCAGAAGACGATGCGTCTCATGGGGTCGTCCAGGATGATGCGAGTCGATTCGGCTCTCCGGCTGCTCCTGCTCATCTTCAACATCACAGCGGCATACAGGCGACTGACGGGCGGGATCGACCAGGCCGGGCGGGCGAACAAGAAATTCGGCTCGAGCTTCGTCCAGATCAAGCAGTTCTTCGCGAACATCCGTCAGCGTCGGACCCAAAACCTCGCGATCCGGATGGAGTCGCGGGGTATGCAGGAGATGGCCTCGAGGGCGAAGGCCCTGCCATCTCCACTGGCCAGGGTGGGGAAGGCTCTTGTCGCGGTAGGGACCACGGCGGCGGGGGTGCTCGCGGCCGCGATCGCCGTCGCCGTCGTTGCCGCGGCTGTCGCGGTACTGGTGGCGCTGGTCGCGGCCCTCGGCGCGCTCGCTGTCGCCACCGGCAAGGCGACGGCCCAGCTCCTCCGCTACGCCGCGGCGCAGGGTGACGCGATGCGCTCGGAGCGCTTGCGCCTCGAGGGGCTCGGCACGCTGCACCGATGGATGCGACTGTCGTCCGAGGACGCGGCCCAGATGTCTGAGAGCATCAACCGGGTCTCCGAGCGCGTCCCCCTGGCGCGCAGCCAGATCGCGGGCTACGGCCAGGAGCTCCACCGGCTGGGCATCCGGGGGCGGGCCGCCGAGGACGCCCTCGAGGCGCTCTCCATCGCGCAGGCCGTGCAGGGGGACCTGGGCCGGCGGCGCCTCATGATGCTCGTGCGGGAGGCGGGGCACAGTGAGGGCGCGATGCACGACCTGGCGGAGCGCGTCCGCCGGGAGCTCGGGGGCGTCGCGGCCGCGCAGATGCGGTCGCTGTCGATGCTGTCGACGAAGCTCCGCGAGTCCCTCCATGCGCTCTTCACCGGGATCAACCTCGAGCCGCTCCTCTCCGGTCTCCACCGGCTGACGCAGCTCCTGAGCCAGAACACCGAGTCGGGCCGGGCGCTCCGGGCCATCATGTCGGCCATCCTCGGCCCCCTCGTCGACGAGCTCGGGGGCACCGCGCCGGCGATCGAGTACTTCTTCAAGGAGCTCGTGATCCTCGCCCTGCGACTGGCGATCGTGTTCGTCCGGGTGCGGAACGAGATTCAGCGGACCTTTGGACCTCGGCTGCTCGGCCGGATGCTCGAGAACCGGCAGGCGATGGACTATCTGAGGATCGGCCTCATCGCCGTCGGCCTCGTTGTCGTGGGGCTGGCCGCGGCCGTCTTCGTGCTGACCATGGTGGTGGTCGGGCTGCTGATGCCGGTCCTGGTGCTGGCCTGGGAGCTCTACCTGCTCTACCAGCGGGGCCAGCGGCTGGTCGCGTTTCTCGCCGAGCTCTATGAGTTCTACACGTCTGTGGACTGGAGCGACGCGGGCCGGGCGATGATCGAGGGGATCATCCAGGGGCTTGACACGGGCGTTGCTCGCCTGCGCCAGGCCGTGACCAACGTCGCGACCGACGCCATGAACGCGTTCCGGGCGGCGCTCGGGATTCACTCGCCGTCGGCCGTCTTCGCCGGGTTCGGCCTGGCAATCCCCCAGGGCGTGGCCGAGGGCGTGGAGCGGGGCTCGGCCGAGTCGACGCGCGCCGTCGGCAGCATGCTCTCGACGACGACGAGCCGGGTCACGTCGATCCAGGGCGGGCCCTCGAGGGCGGTGAGCGTCGGCGAGCTCCACGTCCACGTCGGGGCCGAAGGCGAGGGTGGGGAGGACACGGCCCGGCGCGTGACCGACGCCCTCCGCGAGTTCTTCGACACCGGGCTAGCGACGGAGCCGGCCTGATGCCCTTCGACCCGATGCGGCGGCCGGAGGACGCGGTCTACATCAGCGATCGGCTGGTGCCCGGGATCGTCGTCATCAAGGGGCTCAAGGCTGAGCGGGAGTGGGAGGAGCGGCGAGCCTTCGGGATGATGGGGAGCCGCCTCCGCTACAAGGGGCAGCGGCTCTCGCACTTCTCGCTCGAGGTCAGCCTCTACACCGAGGAGGACTGGGACGCCTGGCTCGAGTTCGGGCCGCTCATCCGGAGGCCGCCGCCGCCCGATCGCAGCCAGCTGGGGGCCATCACCTCGATCCCCAGTCTCTACCGGGTCATGCGGAGCCAGGCTCCGCCGCTGTCCATCCGGCACCCGCTCCTCGAGGAGTATCGAATCCGCCAGGTCGTGGTCGAGGACGTCGTGGCGCCCGTCCAGGACGAGCACGGAGTCTGGAAGGTCGAGATCAAGCTGATCCAGTACCAGCGGCCCCAGCGCGTGCTGTCGACCTCGGGAGGGCGGGACCGGGAGTCGGGCACGAGCGAGCAGGACCGGGAGATCGCGAGGCTGACCGCGGAGCTCAACCAGCTCGCCGCCGAGGGGAACCGATGAGCGTCGTTTCCGTCGACGGCTACCCGCTCGTCTCGGTGGAGCTCCACGTCCCCCACCGCGGGGCCTGGTGGGCTCGGCTCGATCTCGTGGACGCGCCCGAGCTCGAGGGGAGCGTCGAGATCGCGGTCGACGAGCTGCGACTGAGGGGGACAGTGGTGCCGGAGCGAGACGGGACGCACGGCGGGCATCGCCGGGCGCTCGTCTTCGCCGGCGCGGCGGGCTGGGGGAGCGAGGTGGAGCCGCTGCACTACCGCAGCGACACGGGCGTGCGAGCGGTCCTGGTGGCGGAGGACGCGGCGCGGGCGGGCGGGGAGACCCTGGGGACCTTCGAGGCCGCCGAGGAGCGCCTCGGGCCCCACTACGTCCGGCAGGGCGGGCTGGCCCGGCGGGTGCTCGAGGACGCGATCGGGGACGTGCTCTGGTGGGTGGACTACGAGGGCGTGACGCACGTCGCGGCGGAGCGGCCCGAGGTCGAGGCGACCACCGACACCCATCGCGTCCTGGACTACGACCCGCTGGAGCGCGTGGCAACGCTGGAAATCCAGGACCCGCGCGGCGTGGTCGTGGGCTCGCGGCTCGAGGAGGGGCTCGACGAGGCCCAGGTGGTTCGGGAGCTGGACCTGCGTGCGTCGCCGGCTGGCCTGCGAATGCAGGTGTGGACGGGGGCGGGCCGCTACGGGCTCGCGGACAGTCAGGCGTACGCGGTGCATCGCCGGTACTCCGAGCGGCACCTGTGGGGCTCCTGGCGCTACCGCGTGACGAGGACGACCGCGGACGGGATCGACGCTCGCCCGGTGCTCAGCGCGCACGGGCTGCCCGAGCTTGTCGGCGTCGAGTTGTCGCCGGGGGTCCCGGGCTGCGATCTCAACCTCCAGGCGGGCCTCGAGGTCCTGGTCGAGTTCATCGAGGGGGACCGCGCGCTGCCCCGGGTCGTGGCGTTCGCGGGGCACGACCAGGCGGCGTGGACGCCGCTGCGGCTGACGCTCGACGCCGACGTGGTCGAGCTCGGCGACGGGGCGGCGCACGAGGTGGCGCTCCACAACCTGGTCGAGGACGAGCTCGACGCGCTCAAGTCGGCCGTGAGCGGCGCCGGCGTCACGGCTGGCGACGGTGGCGCCGCGTTCAAGGCGAATATCCTGTCGGCCCTGGCGTCGTGGCCCGGCTCGACGGGGGCCTCGAAAGTGCGGGCCGAGTGATGGCCTGGCACCCGATCATCAACGTCGCGTGCCCGTGGGCCGGCGGGGGCGGGGAGTGCGGCGCCCACGTCGCCGCACTCTGGCGGAAGAACTGCCTCAAGGCTGCGGGGCTCTCCGTGATCGGTTCGGGCGATGGTGACTCGCTCCATGGTGGGGCTGGCGTCGACGTGCTCAGCAACGCGCTCCCGACGCCGGCCGCGGGGTCCTTCGCCAATCCGGACGCCTGGATCGGCCTCGAGCAGCCGGACGGCTCGCAGCTCGTGCTCCAGAACAAGAATGGCTCGGTCAATGTCTTCCTGCACGCGTACTCCGTCGCCGCGGGATTCACTGGGGGCGGGATCTCGGCTCGGCCCACGGCCACGGACGAAGTTTGTTGGGGTCACCCTCACGCCCCGGCCAGCGAGGCGAAGTTCGCCCTAAATATTGATACGTACCTGAATTTCATCTACGGCGACGAGGAGGACGGGCTCATCCCGTGGTTCTTCTGGCAGGCGGCGGCGAGCGGGGGCGCGCCGGGCTTCGCGGCCGGCTGTTGTGGCCACGTCCTGCTCCGCGACGTCGCTACGGGCGAGCAGGACCCGTCGATGCAGTACGATTACCTCGACGGGCAGTGGGCGCCCTTTGACTCGCTGCTCCGTGACGGGGCGTGGTTCGACCTCGGGGGCGGCGGGGAGGCGTACAAGACCCTCTATGCGGGCGGCATCATCCTGCGGGGCGTCTCATCGTACCTGCCGGAGAAGTCCCTGGCGAATCCGACCGACTCCCTCCGCCGCACGCGCCGCGCCGACTGGTGGCACGTCGACGGGGGGCTGACGAATGCCTATTGGCGGGGTCGGTCGGACGCGATCCTCTCGCCCTGGGACATCGGCGCCGGGGCCGACTATAACAAGCTGGCCCGGGACCAGAACGGCGAGATCTACGTCGCCATGGCTGGCACGTCGGGTTCCCGGGGCCTCCTGATTCCCGGCTGGCCCGACGTTTCGACCTGCCCGCTCCCCGACCTCGGGGGCGGTGTCAGCGTCGAGGATGTGGTGCTGATCGAGGAGCTCGGCGGCGACGCGACGGCGCCGACTTTGACGGTGGTGAGCCCGGCCGGCTCGGACATCGGACCGCGCCAGCCCTTCGTGATCGACGTGACCGACGACGCGGGTCTCGGGCTCGTGGTGCTCACGGTGGAGCTCGGCTCGGCTCACGAGGTGGTCTGGCTGCGCGACGCCTTCGCCGCGGGCTACTCGGCGCTTTCGACCTGCACGCCGATCGCTGGCGGCTATCGCTTCGCAGTGAACCGGGCCGGCGGCTGGCCTTCCTCGCCCACCTTCCACGTCGAGGCGATCGACCTCGGGGGCAATCTGGGGGCGTGACCGATGCCGACGTACCCCTTCACCCTCGTGACCCCCGGGAGCGGAAGCAGCGCCGTCGCTACCTCCTCGATCCCGGAACCGCCCTTCGGCTACGGCTGCGATCTCTGGTGTGAGTCCGACCTCGACCCTCGGATGGCCGAGGTGTCCGACTCGGCCCTGGTGCTCGCTCAACACTGCGTGCGCCGGCTGGATACGCCGAACGGGCTACCCGACGACGACGAATGGGGTATGAGCCTCGCCGACTACTGCAACCGGCCCACGACGCGGCAGGAGCTTTACGAGCTCGAGGGTGCCATCGCGGCGGAGCTCGTGGACGACGACCGGATCGACGAGGTGCACGCCGCGGTCGAGGCGAGCTCCGACTGTCGGACGCTGACGGTCACCCTGCGGATCGTGCCGATGGATCCGCTGAGCGAATTCTCGTTGACGCTCTCGGTCTCGGACACCGGCGTGCTGCTCGAGGAGATGAGGGCATGAGCTACACCCTGGCCGAGCTGACTACCGCACAGACGGCCGACGAGGTCGAGGCGGCGATCTACACCGCGGTGGAGAGCCGCGGGGCGAAGACCACGGCGTGGAAGCCGGGCGCGGTCGTGAGGACCATCATCGCCGGCGTCTCCATCGTGCTGGCGGCGCTGTCGTCGCTGGTGGCCTCGATCGCGTCGGGCGGGTTTCTGGAGCTGGCGACCGGGTCGTGGTTGACGCTGGTCGCCCGGTACGTCTTCGGCGTCGAGCGCCTCGACGGGACCTTCGCGACGGGCGACGTGACGCTGACGAACGCGAGCGCGACGCCCTACTCGGGAGGCGCCGACGACCTCATCGTCGCGAATTCGACGACGGACGCGGTGTACCGCTCGACGGGGGCTTGGTCCGTTCCGGCCTTCGGCGTGGCCGACGTCGAGGTAAGCGCGGTCGAGGCGGGCTCGGACAGCACGTCGCCGGCTGGGGACATCGATACGCTGGTAACCACCCTGAGCGGTGTCACGGTGAGCAACGCGGCCGCACTCGTGGGCACCGATGAGGAGGAGGACCCGGCGCTTCGGACTCGCTGCCTGGAGCGGACCGGGGCGCTTTCGCCGAACGGGCCGAAAGACGCCTACGGCTACGCGGCGCGCAACGCGGTGAACTCGGACGGTGACGCCATCGGCGTGACCCGCGTCGCGACCGAAGCAGTCGGCGACGGGTCCATCAACGTGTGGGTGGCGACGGCCTCCGGGGCCGTGACCGGCGATCCGGCCGACCCTGACACCGATCTCGGCGCGGTGGCGGCGGCCATCTACGAGCAATCCGAGCCGCTCTCCGTGGAGGCCGTGGTGGACAGTGCGACGGCTCTCACGATTCCCGTCACATACGAGGTCTGGATCTACACGAGCGCCGGCCTGACGGCGGCTGAGGTCGAGGCGCTCGTCTCGACGGCCCTGACGGCCCTGCTCGCGGCTACACCGATCGGCGGCCACCTCGTGAGCGGAGCTCGCAGGGTGTACGTGGACGACATCTCGGCCGCTATCGACGCGGTGGACGCTCGCATCTTCCACGTCGACGTGATGGCGCCGGCGGCTGACGTCGTCGTGGACATCGACGAGGTTCCCGTGTTGGGCACCGTGAATGCGACGGTCCACCTCGTCGCCGGGGGGGACCTGTGAGTCTGCCGAGCTTCCTCCTGATGTTTGAGGCGGTGATGCCGCCGTGGCTGATGCGGACGGAGGGCCTCAAGCTCATCGGGGGCATCGCCGACGTGATCGACGACCACCGCGACCGGGCCGTCGCCGGCGTCAAGCTGCGCCTCCCCGGGCTCTACACGCTCGAGGGCGTCGACATGATCGGCCGGGAGCGACGGCTGCGGCGCGGCCCGAACGAGGATGCGGAGCTGTTTGCGGCTCGGCTGCTGCGCTGGTGGGAGGACCACCGGACGCGCGGCAACGGCTACGCGCTACTCGAGCAGATGCTGGCGTACCTCGTCGACACGATCGACCCGCCCTACGAGGTCATTTCCTACCGGGGCGTGCGCCATGAGATCGACGCCAACGGGGCGATCACCAGGGATTCGGTCACCTGGGGGACCGACGAGACCGGCATGTGGGCGCGGCTCTGGGTCTTCCTCTACGACCCGGATCCCGGCCCGGCCAGCGCGGCGACGATGGAGCTGTACGCGGCCATCGTGCGCGACTGGATTCCGGCCCACGTCAGCCATTGCTACGTGGTCGTCCTGCATCCTGACACGAGGCTCTGGGACTATCCGCAGCCGGTGCCCGACTGGGATGACGGCTGGGACTGGGAGGACGGGCCCACGATCGTCGACGCGGTGGAGGTGTAGGGAGATGCCGAAGGATCTGACCGATTCGAGCGAGTTCCGGACGGTGACGGTCCCCGTCGGGAGCGACCCGGCCACGGCCGCGAGCGTCGAGGACCCGTGCCAGGACCTCGCCGACAGGACGCGATACCTTCTCGACCGACTCCTCGTCGACCGGGCCGGGTGCTGGGACGACGCCGACGTCGCCGGCGTGACCGGCTCGACCTGGGGCGGGACCTCGATCCCGCGGGCCGTCTGCCACGACGGCTCGGATCACGTCTTCAGCGCCATCAACAGCGCTGGCGACATCATCATCACCTGCGACGCGGGCGTCGGCGGGTCTCCGCTCGCCGCCGGCGGGGCGGGCACCGACTGGCGCGACGAGGCCGGATCGCTGCCCTCGGGCTTCCCCTGGGGCGGCGGCGGAAGCTACGTCGACGTCGAGGCCGACGGGGCCGGGGCTCGAGTCGCCGTCAGCGACTCCGCCGCGAGCCAGCTCGCCGAGGCCGCGGCCGTGGACGGCGGGTGGACGGCGCGAAGCCCCGCGACGGGCGCCGTGCTCTGGGGCCATGTCGAATACGACCCGGCCTCGGGCCTCTGGCTCATCGGCGGCAACGGGGGGGAGATCGAATCGAGCCCCGACCGCTCGGCGTGGACGGCGAGGACCTCGGGGCTCTCGGCGCAGATCGTCAGCATGAAGGCGAACCGGGACACGTCCGACCCGTGGATTCTCGCCTGCACGACGACGAACCTCTCGCGGAGCCAGAACGGGACGTCGTGGAGCGCCGCGGCCCACGGCCTCGGCGGCGCCATCCAGGCCCTCGCCTACGACGCCTTCCTCGGTCGCTGGGTCGGCATCATGTGGGCCTCGGGCGGGACCGTCTACTCCGACAACCAGGGGCAGAGCTGGACGGCGGGCGGGGCGCTCCCCGGGGCCGCAACCCCGGTCGGAGCTCAGAACGTGCGGATCGCGGCCGACGGCCAGGGGACGTTCGTCGCGACGATCGACATGGCCCCCGGGGCCGGAGCGGGCATCCGGCAGATGTTCGTGACGCGCGACGGCGGGGTCACCTGGCGGCGGGTCGACCACCCCGAACGACGGGTGGCCGCCGGCGCCGGGACCGGCCGAGGCCCCTGGTCGGCGGGCATCGCCTACGGCGACGGGCGCTTCGTGACCATCGGCGACGAGCCGGCGCCGGGCGCCTGCGGGCTCTTCGGTCACCAGGTGGTGGAGTAGGAGGATCAGATGAGCGGAATCTCAGACGAGGGACGCAAGACGGCGCTGGACGCGTACCCGGTCCGACTGCTGCCCGGCCCGGGTGACAGGTCGCACCTGATCGCGGCGTCGGCGGCCTTCGGCCCCTTCGAGGAGGGCGATTACGTCACGGTGGCCATCACGGAGCTGAGCTACCTGGCGACGGGCGACGAGTCGGTGGTGGCGACCACGGCCGGCGTGCGGCTCCCGGCCGGGGTCTACGATTTCGCGATCCCGCAGGGCGTGACACACGTCGCGCTGGTGAGCAGCGAGTACGCCGCTGCCGGCGCGGTCTGGAAGAGCTGAGATGCGCCGCGGGCTGTACCGGCATGGTCGCGCTGCGGGGGGCGAGCGGCCCCTCTACGACCTCCCGCTCGACTCGGTCTTCGACGCTCGCGTCGACATCCCCAAGTTCTTCGGCGTGCCGGACTTCCTCTGGGTGGACGGCGACGGCAACACCCCGACGATCGGCCCGACACTCACCGCGACCGGCTCCCCCGCGAGCGGCGAGCCGACGCCGTGGCAGCTCGAGGACGCGACTGCCGTGACCTGCGAGGAGCACGACGGGGCGACCTGTCGCACTGAGACCGGCACATCCATGGACCCCGCAGCCGGAGAGGATGTCATCGTCGCTGCGCTCTGCAAGGTGGGCGCCGGGATAACGAACTACGAGCGCCCCATCAGCACCCGCCCCACGGCGGGGAAAGGCATCTGGCTAGCCTACGTCGGCGGGAACATCTACGGGTACGTTTCCGGTGACAGCCAGGTCAACACCGGCGGTCTGGCCCCAGCCTTGGGCGGGTGGTCGCTATTCGTCCTCGTCGTTGACCGCGACGGCAACACGACGCTCTACCAAAATGGCATCGCGTCCACGTCAGTCGCCACCCCCTCCGGCGATCTAGGAGCGGACAGCGGACTCGGTCTCATGGCTGCCACCGACGCTGGCACCAAGATGCACGGGGGGATGGCCTGGGCGACGTGGCAGACCGGCGCCGGCCTTGCCGACGCATGGCTCGCCGACTCCGCCCGCCGGGTCTTCGACCTGACCGCCCGCGGCCTCGGCATCTACCCGAAGAGCGGCGGGCGCGTGCTCGGGCTGCCGACCTTTGCGCGGCCGAGCGCGGCAAGCTGGGCGGATCGAAACGGGCGGGAGCACCTCGCAAGCTCGGGGCTTCCCCGCGCGGGAGACCGCAAGAGTGGCGGGGAGTCTGGCATCCGCCTCGCGCCGGGCCGCACGAACAAGTGCTACCGCAACGTCAACCCGGCCGATGCGACGGGCTGGTCCGCGACTGGCGGGACCCTCGATGTGGTCGACGACTCCACCCAGCTTAAGACCGACGGCTTCGACTGCTGGGGTCCAAACGTCCACCGTTTCGCCCCCGGTGGCGGCGACCAAGTAATGTACGGGGGGGCGGCGACCGGCAACACGAACAAGCACGCGGCGAGCGTCCTCCTTCGTGGCACCGTCGGTGGCGAGAGCGTGGACATCGGCGTCCGGGACGCCTCCGGCGGGGGATTCACCAACTGGTACACCGCGACGCTTACGACCTCGTGGCAGCGCTTCGAGGTGCCAGACAAGACGCCCGGCGACACGGACGAGGTCTTCGCCCTCGACTGCGACGCGGGGGACACAATCCTGGCCATTGCCGAGCAGCTCGAAGAGGGCGTCCGTTGTACATCGACGATCCCGAGTTGGGCGACCGGCGCCGGCGCGGCTCGCCCTGGGGAGAGTCTCACCACCCCCTGGACCGGCTGGGACGCTCAGGGAGGCATCGAGGCCGGGGTCACGCCGATGGGATGGAGCGGCGGCGAGGCCGGCTCCTACAACCATGTCCTCATCCACGCGAGCGGCGGAGGGTACGGCCCCTTGATGATGGACACCGGCGACGGACAGCCGGCCAGCTCCGACGGCACAACCGCATGTCGCTTCACCGCCGGCGCCAACCCCGTCGACGGGTCGAGGATGCACGTCCGCGTAGGTTGGGGGCCCCAGCAGATCGTGTGGTGGGAAGGACACGCCCCCGAGACTGTCACCCAGCCCTATGACGGTCAGTATATTGGCTCGGGTGCCCTCCTCGCCCAAGCCAGCCTCGCAGAGGTGAGTATCGACAACCTTCGATGCTTCCGGAGGTACGGACCATGATCGCGATCCGCGCCCGCATCGTGGAGACAGAATCCCTCGGCCAGGCCATTGACCCGGAGACCGGCGGACTCGGCCCTGTCCAGCTTTTCCCGCGCCTCACCCCCGAGGGTCTCGAGGAGCGCTTCGACTGGGTGCCGACCGAGGAGCCCGTCAAGGGCGCCGAACAGGTTGTGTTCTGCCCCCCCGACGCCGTGCCCGAGGATGACCCACGCCTGCTCGGGCCCGACGACGTGCCCATCCGCGACGACCTCCCGGCGACGCACCCGCTCCGAGGGAAGCGCGCCCTCCGGGTGGTCCCCGCCGGCATGCCCGATTGCACCGTCGCCGACGGGGGGCGCCTCGCTCCCCTCGACCTGAAGACCGGGCTCCCCGTGGGCTCGGCCGAGCCCGGCGAGCTCGGCGAGGTGGAACGCGGTGGGCCGTAAGAGCGCCAGCGACCCGCCCTCGGCCGCCTGCCTCACCTGCGAGGCGTGGCGGGGGGCGAGGTGGTGGCGGCGCTGGGCGCCGGTGCTCATCGGCGCTGCGCTCGCCGCGCTCGTGCCCATCGGGGCGACGGCGGCGACCGCCTGTGCGAGGTCGGCCGTGGCGGAGGAGCGCGTGAGGACGCAGGGCGAGGCGGCACAGGCCGCCAGCGACGAGCGCCAGCGGCTCGCCGCGCAACAGGCTGAGGCGACGAAGCTGGCGGCGGAGCGGTGGGGGAGGGTCGAGGGGACGCTCCAGTCGATAGACCGGCGCCTCGGGCGACTCGAGGACAGGAGGGACCGATGAGAACCGCAGGAACCGCCGCGGCGATGATCGTCGCGCTCGTCGTGGGCGCCATGCTGGCGCCGAGCTGCTCCGGCACACAGCCGAGCCCGCAGGTGGTCGAGGCCCTCGAGGCCCTCCCCGGGGCCCTGGACGCCGCCGAGGACGCCCTCGAGGCGCTCCGGCCGATCCTCACGCGGGAGGACCTGGAGCTGACCGACAAGGACCGGGAGGACATCGACGCGGGCCTCGACGCGATGCAAGGCGTGGTCGAGCTCGGCCGCGCCCTGGTCCGCGATGCCCAGCACGCGACCGAACGCGGGGGCTGGGCCTGGGCCGAGCTGGTCATCGACGCCATCGGGCGCCTTGTCCGCTGGCTCAAGGACGATCTCGGCGTCGCTGTCCCGGGCGCCGTCACCCTCGCGGCCGACGCCGCACACCTGCTCGTCCCGGCCATCGCCGGGGCGGTGGAAGGAGACTGAGACCATGGATCCGTCCGCTTTCGAGTACCAGTCCATGATCGCGGCGATCGAGTCGGGGGAGTCCTGGCCGATCGCCGGGGTCGTCCTCCTCTTCGCGCTCGCGGTCTTCCGGTCCGGCGTCGAGCCGAGACTGGGGACCAAGACGCGCGAGCTGACCAGCATGCTCTCCGGGGGGCTGGCCGTCATGGGGACGGCCTGGGCCCTCGGCACCATCTGGTGGCACGGGGTGATCGCCTGCTTCGGCGGTTTTCTGCTCTCGGCGGGGTTCTACGCGCTCCTCTTCAAGCGGCTTCTGCCCTCGGGTCTCGGGGGCCTGCTCGGGCTCCTCGCGGCTCTCGGGGCGATTCTGGCGCTCGGAGGATGCGATCCCGAGGATCGCGGCCTCATGATCATCCGGGGCGTCGAGACCCACGCCGCCGCGTACCCTGTCCCCGTCTCGGCCGAGCCCGAGGTGCTCGAGGAGACCCTCGATGCGGTCGACTGGCTGAACGGGCAGGCGTCCGCCCCGCGGCCCTGCGAGTTCGGCGCGGGCATCTGCGTCGCGACGATCATCTGGGCGGAGCTCGTCGACGAGGGCCTGGGGGTGGTCCACGTCATGGACGGCACGACGGCCCCCGACTCCGGGGGCTACACCACCGTGGAGATCGCCGAGAGCGGCGCCATCCTCGCCGCTGATGTCGTGGTTCAGGTCGGTTACTCCGAGCCGCACCACCTGCGGCACGAGCTCGGCCACGGCGTGCTGGGCCTCGACGATGACCCGGAGAGCGTGGACCTGGGCTCCATCATGTCGAGCCCGAACACCCCGCCGGACGGGGAGGTCACGGATCACGACTGGGCCGAGGCCCAGCGGGCCTGGGACTGGACGCTGTAGCAGGCGCATCTGAGCGCCGGAGGGTAGAGAGATGGCTGGGAAAAGTGACACATGGGAGCAGGGGCTGATCGATCTGCTCTTCAAAAACGTCGATTTCACCGAGGTGGGGGACAGCGGCGGGCTGCTCGGGAGCGCCTCCGCCGGGAACCTGTACTTTTCGCTCCACACGGCCGATCCGACGGACGCGGGCGACCAGACCTCAAGCGAGATCGGCTACACGTCCTATGCGCGCGTCGCGGTGGCTCGCGGCGCGGGCTTCACGCGGACCGGGAGCTCCGTCAGCCCCGCCGCCGCGGTGACCTTCCCCACGGGCACCGGCGGCAGCGGGACGGCGACGCACTTCGGCGTGGGAACGGCGGCGAGCGGCGCGGGGAAGCTGCTCTATGCCGGGGCCATCACGCCGAACATCGTGTGTGGGGATGGGGTCACCCCCGAGCTGACGACGGCGACGGCCATCACCGAGGACTGATGTCGTGGCGACGGAGCGCCAGTCGCCCGACGCGATCCTCGCGAGCACGAACCTATCGGGCACCGTCGGCGACATCGACGACGACCCGGACAGCCCGGATGCGAACTGGCTGACGGCCACGTCGGCGCAGAATGACACCATGGTGCGGGTGTCGTTTCCCTCGCCGACGGGGGACCCTTCCACCGGGGCGGGGCTACAGGAGTTCCGATGGTGGGTGCGGCGAGACGACAATCCGGGCGGTAGCGATCCGTCGTATTCGGTGCACCTGTACGACGACGGCAGCGACAAGGGCGAAATCGCTAGCGGCACGATCTCGTCGACGACCGGGGAGATCATCTCTGCGACCTGGGACGCCTCGAGCCTCGACAACGCCGACGGCTCGACCGTCGAGGCGTACGTCTACTTCACGGTGGTCAAGAAGAACTCGGGCGAGATCGGCGCCGTCGAGTGGAACGTCGAGTATGGGGGAGCTACCCAGGCGGCCGGCTCCTCTGACGGGACCTCGACGGCCTCGGCCGACGGCGAGTCGACCGCCGAGGCTGACGGCAGCTCTGACGGCACGTCGACCGCCGGAGCGGAGGGCGAGTCGACCGCCGAGGCCGACGGCGCTAGCGACGGCACGAGCACGGCTGCGGCTGTCGGGTCGTGGGTTATCGAGGGAGCCGGAGCCTCCGACGGCACGAGCAGCGCGGCGGCGACGGGCGCTTCGATGGCCGAGGCCGACGGTAGCGCCGACGGTACCTCGGGCGCCGCGGCGACCGGGGAGTCGACCGGGGAGGGCGACGGGGCCTCCGACGGAACGTCCGACGCCACCGCCGTGGGCGCCTCCACGGCCGAGGCGGCGGGCAGCTCTGACGGCACGTCGACGGCCGAGGCCGTCGCTACGACCCCCGTATCTCAGGCAGTCGGGACGAGCGACGGGGGGAGCACCGCGGCTGCTACGGGTGCAGCCACCGGCGAGGCTGCCGGCGCCTCCGACGGGGGGAGCGGTGCGGCGGCCGTCGGGGCCGCCACCGGCGAGGGCGACGGGGCCAGCGCGGGGACCTCGACGGCCGGGGCGGAGGGCGAGTCTACCGCCGAGGCCGACGGCGCTAGCGACGGCACATCGGGCGCCGCGGCGGTCGGTGTCGGCAAGAGCACGGCCTATGGTGCCTCGGCTGGCACCGCCGGCGCTGGGGCGGTTGGCACGTCCACCGCGGCGAGCTCGGCCAGCTCTGACGGGGCGTCGACGGCCGAGGCCACGGGTGCCTCGACGGCGGCCGCGGCGGGGAGCTCGGCCGGAGTTGCGACGGCATCCGCGCAGTCTGAGGCCGGCGGATCGGATGGCCTGAGCGCCGGAACCTCGACAGCGGCAGCCGTGGGCGCCTCGACAGCGGCAGCCGTGGGCGCCTCGGGGGGCACGTCGACCGCGGCGGCGCAATCCACGGCGATCGGGCCGGCTGGTCTCAGCGTGGGGACCTCGACGGCCGAGGCCGTGGGCGCCTCGAGGGCCGAGGCGGTGGGTGTAGCAGCGGGAGCGGCGACGGTCGGCGCAATAGCGCTCATCCCGGACGTCTCGACCGCCGCGAGGATGGCCAGCGCCATCAACGGGTCGGCGAGCATCAGCAGCCACGTCAGCGTCGCCGCTGACCTGGCATCGTCATTTCAGGCGACGGCGAGGATCTGATGGGAAGCTCAATTCTCAGAAAAGGCGATGTCGGGGTCGTCGTGAGCGTCACCCTTGGCGAGGACATCAGCGACGCGAGCGAGGTGGAGATCGTGCTCGTGGGCCCCTCCGGGGCCAGGAAGGTCGTCGAGGCGGAGGCCAGCTCGAGCTCGGCGGTCTACATCACCGAGGCCGGGGTGTTCGACGAGGAGGGGTCCTGGGTCGGCCAGGTCCACGTCGTGCAGCCGGAAAAGGACCGGCGGTCGTCGGTCTTCCTGATCGTGGTCGAGAGGGCACTATGAAGCACGCAGACTGTCCAGGCATCCTCATCGGCGGCGTGGAGCAGCCGTGCGCGGCCCCCGTGCTGCGGTGGGAGGAGACCGGGCTCGAGTTCAAGGTGGGCCGGGACCCCGGGGCAACGCGCCGCGAGCGGCTCATCGACACGATCGTCTTGCACTGGACCGGCGCCGAGAACCCGCCCGAGCGGGTCTATCAGACCCTTCTCCAGCGCAAGTGCGGCGTCGAGGTGATCATCTCGGCCGAGGGCACGGTGTATCAATGCTGCGACCCGGTCTTCGTCGACGCCCACGACTGCGGGCGGAAATGGGACCGGCGGAGCATCGGCGTCGAGATCGTCTCCTACGGCTTCCAGTGGCCGCCGTGGGCCCGCTGGTCGCTCCGGCCCGTGCCCGCTGCCGGGCGCAGCCGGCGCCTCCTCGAGACGCGCTGGCGGGGCCGGCGGGCCTTCGTCGCGGCCTTCCACGAGGAGCAGATCATCGCCGTCAAGGCTCTCGTCGACGCGCTCCTGGATGCGCTGCCGGGCATTCCGGCGGTCGTCCCCCTCGACGACCAGGGGCTCGTGCTGGACCGCCCGATGACCCGTGCCGAGGAGCGGGCCTGGAAGGGCGGGGTGCTCGGGCACCTGAACATCACGACCCGGGGCAAGCCCGACCCCGGCGTCCCCCTCCTCGAGGAGGTCGCCGCCTACCTCGGCGACTAGGCCGCGGTTCCCACGCTCGGCTTGACGCGCCAGGACGGGGGGACGAGGATCGCCGGGGGGCGGCGCCGAGGGGGTCAGCGACGGGCGACGCGGGGGCTCCGCCGAGGGGGCCTCGCGATGCAACGATTCGGCCGTTGGGGGAGCTTCACAACCATCGCCATCGTGACCGGGCTCGTGCTCCAGTGCGGGCCCGAGGCCGTCGACCAGGTGCTCGACGGGAGCCCGGACGCGTTCGCTGAGGTGGACGGCGGCGGAGTCTGCGACTGCGGCGCCGAGCTCGCCGCCCTGGGGAGCCGCCTGGGGGGCCTCGAGGAGCGACTCGCGGAGGCGGAGGGCGAGCTCGAGGCCCTGGCGGCGCGGCCGGGGGTGCAGCGGACGGTGATTGTCGGGGAGCTGCCAGGTGCGGGTGGGCTGGAGTTGCCGATCCCGGGTTTCGACGCCGACGACATGCCGGCCGTGCAGGTGTTCATCCAAGGGGCCGGGGGCGAGCTCGGACACTGGCAAGAGGCAGAGCTGGTGATTCGAGCCGATGGGACCATCTACGCAACAGCATCCGCTCCGGGGCCCGCCTACCGCGTCGTTCTCGTCCGTTGACGCGCCCCGGGCGCCTTTCCCTGCGATTCCAGGCTTTTGAGGAATTTTTTCTCTTCCATTCCATACCGGCTCCGAGTATGATACACAGTCGAACGCCCGCCTCGGGGGTTCCGCATCGGTGGCTCCGGCCATCGGCCGCGGGTCCGGCCCCCGACGGCGGGCATTTTTGCTTGACCCCCCCACTGCCGATGGCTTAGAAGAAGAGCACGGACCCGCGGCCGGCTGAGAGCCGCCCGCACACAGACGAGCGCGACGCACGACCCCAGGCGCTACCCATGCGCTCGCCAGGGTGCGCGGCCCCCACCCGCCGCACAGTGGCCGGGCTCACGCCCGGAAGGAGGGGGGGGATCGTGCCCCGTTACCCATGGGACCTCATCGTCCTCGACGTCTCAGACCCGCCGCTGGAGCCTGAACCGCCACCCAGGCGGCAATGTCCACCATCCGACGTGCCCCCCGGGGCTGACCGTGTACCGCTTTTCGCACCCCGCGGAGTGCGAGCGATAGCCGAAAAAGCGCTCAAGAGCGGGACAGACCTGGAATCCGCCATAGGAAAAGCGATGCGCACCGCGCAGCCCGCGTTGCAGGACACTGACGGCCAGAGCGACACAGAGCCCCCCTGGCATGATGCTCGCTTGGGGGGCCTCCCCATGTTGCCGGCCCTGCTCACCTACGCCAGAGCTGCCGAGGAACTGGGGTACGCGTCGCCCCGCTCCGTTGCCCGCCTCGTGCGCGAAGGGCGCCTCGAGGTAGTGGGCCACGGGCGAGGCCGTCGCATCCCGCGCGAGTCGTTCCTCGCCTACCTGGCCGAGCTCCGCGCCGGCGACAAGTGATCGCGTGGGGCGTCTCGCTCCTCTTGCGGGGAGCGGGGGCACAGGGAGGCGGCACAGGATGGACGGGGCCCTCGCTCCCCACCTTGGGGTGACGCTCTCGGCGCGTTGGCTGCTCCCCGGTCGAGCCCGGGTGAGCCTCGAACGCGTAGGCGCCGAGGGCGTCGAGGTCCTGGTGCTCGGCGAGGTCGAGGCGGTCGACGGCGTCGCGTGGCGCGTCGTGGGCCACGAGGGACGGTACGAGCGCTTTCGCGAAGCTCTGCGAGCGCTCCTCCTCGAACGCGCGGCGCTGATTGTCGAGGGGCTTTCGTAGCAACCGAGGCAGGGGCCCTCGCGGCCCCGGAGGGGGAGAGGATGACCGAAGCGAAGTCCAAGCCGATGACCGTCATCGGTCTGACCGTGTCCAACGTCAAGGCGATCAAGGCCGTGGAGCTCCGGCCGGACGGCTCGCCGGTCATCACGATCGGCGGGCAGAACGGGCAGGGGAAAAGCTCCCTCCTCGACGCGATCGCCATGGCGCTCGGGGGCCGTCGGCTTCAGCCCCCGCGGCCGATCCGGGACGGCGCGAGCCGGGCCGAGGTGGTTCTGGACCTGGGTGACCTCGAGGTGCGGCGCACCTTCACGGCCTCGGGCGGCGGGACGCTCCAAGTCGTCGCCAAGGACGGCAGCAAGCTCCGCACCCCCCAGGCCCTCCTCGATCGCCTCACCGGCGAGCTGACCTTCGACCCCCTCGCCTTCGCCCGGGCCCGGCCCGCCGAGCAGGTCGAGACGCTTCAGCGGCTCACCGGGGTTGATGTCGGGATTTTCGACCGGAAGCGCGCCGAGCTCTACGAGGAGCGCACGGCCGTCAATCGGGAGGCGAAGCGGCTCCGGGCGCGGGCCGGGGAGATGACGGTCTCGAGGGACGCCCCCGCCGAGCCCGTCGACGTCCGGGCGGTGCTCGAGGAGCTCGCCCGCCGGCGGGAGATGCTCGGCCAGAACCAGGCCCACCGGCAATCCCTCCTCCGGGTGGAGGCCGAGCTTGAGGCTTTCGAGCAGCGGATCGAGGGGGCGGCCCGGGCGCTCGAGGAGGTGCGGAAGCTCGGCGCGGCGAAGGCCGAGGAGCTGATGGCGCTCAAGAAAGTCGAGCTCGTCGACCCGGAGCTGGAGGAGCTCGAGGAGCAGGTGGCGCGGGCGAGCGAGCTCAACCGGGCCGTCGAGCAGAACCGGCAGGCAAGCCGGGCACTCGAGGAGGCCGAGACGGCCGAGCGGGAGGCCCTCGCCATGACGCAGGCGATCGACGACTGCGACCGGGCGAAGGCCGCGGCCATCGCGGCGGCCAAGCTCCCGGTCAAGGGGCTGTCCTTCGGCGCCGAGGGGGTGACCTTCCGCGGCGTGCCCTTCGAGCAGTGTTCCTCGGCCGAGCAGCTCAAGGTCAGCGTGGCCCTGGGGCTCGCGCTCAACCCAGAGATTCGGATCCTGCTGATCCGCGACGGGAGCCTCCTCGACGAGCAGAGCATGGCGACGATCGCGAAGCTGGCCGAGCGGGCGAGGGCCCAGGTCTGGGTCGAGCGCGTGGGGGCGGGCGAGGAGGTGGCCATCGTCATCTCGCACGGCGTGGTCGCCGAGGACCGCACGAAGAAGACCGAGGTGGCGTGATGGTCCAGCACATCATCGGCAGGTCCCGGCGCGACATCCAGGTCCCCGACGAGCCGTCGCCGCCACGCTGCCCCGACGGATGTGACCGGCCGATGCGGCGCGACTCCGTCGGTCGCGGACTCTGGCGCTGCCCGGAGTGCGGCGTGACGTTGCACCCGAGCACGATCGAGCGGATGGGCGCCATGGCCTCGGCCGAGAGAGCGCTCGAGGACGCCGAGGAGTACCTGTCGATCATCTTCGGGGCGATCGGCGAGGGCACCGATGTGCCAATCGCCCAGGTCGAGGGGGCCGCCACCCACCTCGGCCGGATGCTGAGCAAGGTCCAGGGCCACCTCGAGACGGTCTCCGCGTGCCTCGCCGACGAAGGCGTGAGGGTGGAGTGATGGCCGCCGCAGAGGACCTCGTCGAGCGGTGGCTGCTCGACAGAAGAAAGGGCCTCGGCTCCTCCGATGCCGCGGGCGTCTGTGGCGTGAGCAAGTGGGCCTCGCCCCTGTCCATCTACGCCGAGAAGACCGACACGGGCGCGCTCCCCGAGCGCGACGAGTCGTGGCTGGAGTGGGGGCACCGGCTCGAGCCCGTCATCGCCGACTGGTACGCGGACCTCTCGGGCCGCATCGTCGATCTCTGGGAGCCCTACACGCTGGTCATCCACCCCGAGCGGCGCTGGATGCGCTGCACGCCGGACGCGACGCAGCAGGACGACGAGCGCGGCGAAGGGCTCGTCGAGCTCAAGGCGTCGCTGTCCTGGACCGCCGAGGAGTGGGAGGACGGCCCGCCCCTCGCCTACCAGGTGCAGCTCCAGCACCAGCTCGAGGTGACGGGGCACGT